AAGATTACAGACGAGGAAAGAGTTCGCTTAGAATTACAATTAGCAATTCTTACCGGCAACTCAACAGAGGCTTCTAAACTAGCTGGTCAACTTGCTAAATCTCAAGGATTGACGGCAGACTTAGTGGCTTATCTAAGAGACTTGCCAGATGCTAAGAACCCATTTTCTGCTTGGGCTAGTTACCTTAATGCGATTGAGGCTCAGGTTAAGAGAATTGCAGTAGGCGGAACTACTGGCGGCGGCACAGCCGCAGTAACCGGCACATCAATGTCTAACGGCAACGGAATGTTTGATCCAAGCGACTTCCTGCCACAAACTCCAGGCGGCAAGTTAGGTGCTGGATTTAATCAACCTGGAACGGTTATAGTCAATGTTGCTGGATCAGTCGTATCAGAGGGAGAACTGGTCGATGCAGTACGCAATGGCTTGATCAACAGTTCATTAAGCGGAGCAGGTTCTCTGGTTGCTAGACGCACAGGTACATTCGCAACGCTATGACCCTGCCTGCTCAAATATCCGTATCCTTCGACTTCACCAGCGGAGCAACTTTCGGTTATCCGTTTACTATTGGCGATGCTAAATACGGCGTACTGGGTACTGGCACACTAGCTGCGACAACTACTCCAGAGCCAACGGTTGATTTAACTCCAGATGTTTACTCGATCAGCATTAAGCGCGGCCGCAATATCATGCGAGATACTTATGAGGCTGGCAGTTGCATAGTTAGAGTCCTCGATCCTCTGTCCTACTTTAATCCTCAAAACACTTCATCTCCTTATTTTGGTTTCCTAACTCCGCTTCGCAAGCTGCGCGTATCAGCAACAGTAAATAATGTTGGCTACTTCTTATTCTCTGGCTATACAACTGAATATAAGTACACCTATCCTCAGAACCAAGAGACTGGCTATGTAGATATTGTCTGCACAGATGCTTTCAGACTGATGCAACAGGCAAGCCTTACAACGGTGGCAAGCGCTACAGCAGGACAAGCTACTGGCACACGCATAGGTAAAATTCTAGATCAAGTCTCTTGGCCAGCCTCAATGCGAACCATAGATACCGGCGATACAACCTGCCAGGTTGATCCTGGTACTTCTCGGACTTCCCTTGATGCGCTAAAGAATGCAGAGTTCTCCGAGCAAGGCGCGTTCTATATTGACTCAGAAGGCACAGCCAACTTCCTAAGTCGCACTAATGTAATCAAAAAGTATGGCGAGACTCCTATTGAGTTTGATCAGACTACTGGCATTCCTTACACAAACCTGGTGTTTGCCTTTGACGATAAGTTAATCATTAACAGCGCAGGAATGACTATTGTTGGCGGCACACAGCAGGTGGCAGAGAATGCAGCTTCTATCGCTAAGTTCTTTTCGCATCAACTAAACGAATCTAAGCTGGTTGCTCAGACAGATGCAGATGCCCTAAATATAGCCAGGATTTATGTAGCAACTAGAGCCGAGACTACGATCCGCATCGATGCTATGACTGTCGATCTTCTTGATCCAGATGTACCAACTGCAACTATGCTGGCTCTGGATTACTTTTCAAACCTAAAGATTACAAATGTTCAGCCAGATGGCTCAACTATCGTTAAGACACTACAAGCGCAGGGGCTTGACTGGAATATAACGCCTAATTCCATGAAGGTAACTGTTACAACACTAGAACCAATAATCGAGGGCTTCATCATAGGCTCGGCTGTATCAGGTATAATCGGCACATCTATCATGGCGTACTAGGAGATATAAATGGCAACAGGTTTTCCAGCAATTACGGGCGATGTCCTTAGCGCGGCTATGTACAACGGGCTAGTGGCGTTCACGCTCAACGCCCAGACAGGCACAACCTACACAACCGTCATAGCCGACTCGTATCAGACTTTAATTACCCAAAGCAACGCTTCAGCCAACGCTATTAAGTTGCCTACTAACGCAAATGTGGCTCATCCGATAGGCACAGTAATCACAGTTCTCAATATCGGCGCTGGCCTTTGCACAATCTCTGCTGTAACCCCTGGTACTACAACAGTACTTTCAGCCGGTGCAACCGCAGCTAGTCCTACGCTGGCTCAGTACAAATCAGCAGCCTGTATCAAGACTGGCACAGATGCTTGGTATGTCGTAGGGGCTATTGCGTAATGCTTAATCTTTTAACTGCAATTAATAATCCAGCAACTCCAACCGTTGCAAATGTGGATTATTTAGTTATTGCAGGCGGCGCTGGCGGTGGTGGCACAGCAGGCGGCCGCGCTGGTGGCGGTGGCGGCGCTGGCGGTTTCCTCACTAGCACAGCATTTTCAGTATCTTTAAACAGTCCTCTAACGGTAACAGTCGGCGCTGGTGGTAATGGTGGCATTGCTTTAGCGGTAGCGAGTAATGGTAGCAATTCAGTATTCTCATCTATTACCTCAACAGGCGGTGGTTACGGTGGTGGTGAAGCCAACGGCGTAACTGGTGGTTCGGGCGGCGGTGGTTCTGCTAACTATACTGGCGGTTCTGCAACAGCATCTCCAGCGCAAGGTTTTGCAGGCGGTAATGGTGGTCCGGCAAACACAAACTTTACTGGCGGCGGGGGCGGTGGTGCTAGTGCAGTTGGAGTTGCTGGAATAGCAGCAACGGCTGGCGCTGGCGGTGCAGGTTCATCTAGTTCTTATTCTGGATCATCAGTAACTTACGCTGGCGGTGGCGGCGGCGGTGTCTATAATGGCGCAAACAATGGTGCAGGCGGCGCTGGCGGCGGTGGCGCTGGTGGTAATAACTCATCGCCTAACGGAGTCGCGGGAACGGCTAATCGCGGCGCTGGCGGTGGCGGCGGCGGCAACGCTGGAGTACTAGCCTCTAACGGCGGCAACGGCGGTTCTGGGTTTGTTGCAGTTCGCATGCTTCTTGCTAACTCTGCCACATTTTCAGGCGGTGTAACCCAAACTTCTACAACAGATGCGACCTATCGTTATTACAGAATAACAGCAGCAGGCGTATCAGATACGATGACGGTTTCATAATGGCACACTACGCATATTTAGATGAACATAACATTGTTACTGCTGTCATTGTTGGCAAAGATGAAACAGAACTCATAAACGGTTTAGATACTGAGACTTATTATGGCGCGAAACGCACCTCTTACAATGGCAACATTCGTTACAACTACGCAGGTATCGGCTTTACTTACAATGCAGATGCAGATGCTTTTATCGCACCTAGACCAGAATGCGGTCATAAAGAACTATTTCTAAACGATAAATATCGATGGAATTGCCAAGGCTGTGAACTTCAGGCGAAAAAGTTATTAGATGAAGCCTAAATTATCTAAAGCAGCAGCGCAACTACGGGAGCAATTTGATGACTGTTTCAGCGATCGTGATCGCACCTCGGATGGCTGGATCGGTGATAGTCGCCACGCAGCTCGTAAGTCTGACCATAATCCAGATGAGCAAGGCTGGGTTCGTGCCATTGATGTTGACCGCGATCTATCCGGCAAAGCTAAGCCCGACCTCATGCCCGATGTGGCAGATCAACTTCGTATCTTGGCAAAGTCTGATCGTAGAATCTCATATCTTATCTTTGACTCAAAAATCTGTAGCGCTAAATCCTTATGGCGTTGGATTCCGTATAAGGGAATCAATAAGCATGCTCATCATGCACACATATCTTTCACTCGCAAAGGCGATGAAGACGGCTCGTTCTTTAATATCCCATTACTAGGAGCAACTAAATGAATATGAAGCATCCAGCAGTTATCTCAGTCGGCGCATTCTTATGCGTATGGGGCACAACCTCTAACTTCGCCCTGGACTATCGCGCCATCCTTGGCTCAATCGTTGCCGGTATCTTTGGGTATGCCACCCCTAAAAAATGACGGCTCAGGATTATGCTGCTCTTGCAGTAGCGATCGCCACGGTTCTGGGTGGTGTTACTGCGATGTTGCAATTCATGGTCAAACATTATTTAGCGGAGCTGAAGCCGAATAGCGGTACATCAATGAAGGATGCGGTAAATCGTTTAGAGACACGCGTTGATAAAATCTACGAAATCCTCTGCGATAAGTCAAACTAATCCTATGACGCGCAAAAGAGTTATAGACCTTGAGGACTACTCAATGCTAGAGACTTATTGCATTGGGTTAAACGAGTACTGGAAAAGCCTAAAGAAGGCTGGCTTTGCTGACGATATTGCTATGGCGATATTGCTTGAGCCTTTGACTTACCCAGCAACTATCCTGCCAACTCCTAACTGGCTGCCAAACCTTCCCGACCGCATCCCCTATGACGATGACGATGAGGATTAACAATGAAGCGCACCGTAATAGTTCCAGACTTACAAGTCCCCTATCACGATGAAATAGCAGTAAGAAATGTTGCAGCTTTTATTAAGGCGTACCGCCCCGATAGCGTCATTACTTTGGGAGATGAAATCGATCTTCCACAGATCAGCCGATGGACAGAAGGAATGCCAGGCTGGTTCGAGCAAACACTCGGAGACGATCGAGACCAAGCAGTAGAAGTTTTATGGTCTTTGGTAGAGCATTCTAAAGAAGCGCACATGATTAGAAGCAATCACACAGACAGACTTTACAATGTGATTATGAAGAAAATACCGGCATTCCTAGCGCTGCCAGAGCTGCGCTTTGAAAAATTCTTAAAACTTGATGAACTAGGTATTACTTACCATAAGAAGCCTTATGCCTTTATGAAGGGCTGGGTAGCAGTCCATGGGGATGAGCAGGGCATTAACCCTAATGCGGGTCTTACAGCCCTTGGAGCAGCCCGCAGACACGGTTTAAGCGTCATCTGTGGACACACACACAGAGCAGGTCAGTCAGCCTTTACAGAGGCATCTGGGGGCAAAATAGGGCGTATCCTGCGAGGCGTAGAGGCTGGACATCTTATGGATGTACGGCTGGCTGGCTATACAAGGGGCACAATGAACTGGCAGCAAGCATTTGTGCTTATCGAGGACACGCAAGTAACCCTAATTAACCTTGAGAAGGATGGCACTTTTGTAGTCCACGGAAGGCGCTATGGAAGGGCTAGATGATTTTCCCGAGATAAATCCTACAGTTGATGATTTTATTGATGACCAAGAATTGTTACCGTTTCGTTATACAAGACACCGTAAATCTGTCTGATATTTATGCAACACTTATGCCAAGAAGCTGCGAAGGGCGCAGCGGAAGGGCAGTAAATGAGTACATTACAAATAATCATCCTGGCATCTTGGTTTTTGATGTTCTTTATGGGGTACAAAATCGGTCATAGAGACGGTTACATAGTAGGGCGCAAAGCAGTACGCAAGCACTATGAGCAGCTAGATCAGGTCAGAGTATGAAGCATGCAGAAATCCTACAGAGTGCAACAGACCTTTATCAGGAACGCGGATTACATTATGGTCATCCAAGCGACAACATGGCTAGAGCAGCAAGACTTATCAGCGCCTATCTTGAGATGCCGGTTGAGGATTACCAGGTTGCAGTCATACTCGCGCTTGTTAAGATCGGAAGAACCCTTGAAGATGCACAGCGCATCGACAGTTGGATCGACTCCGCGTCTTATCTTGCCATCGCTGGTCAACTAGCGACAGAGGAGAGTGAACTTTATGTTTAACTTAGAGGATTATGAAACAGTCGAGGAACGCCTAGTTAAGTTTTGGAAGGAACATCCTGATGGCCGAATATCTACTACGATTATTGAGCACACCCTTCAACGCTTTATTGTACAAGCTGCTATATATCGAACTGAAGTGGATGCAAACCCTTGGACAACTGGGTACGCAGAGGAAACTGTATCAACGCGAGGAGTTAATTCTACTTCGGCGCTTGAGAACTGCGAGACAAGTGCGATCGGTCGTGCATTGGCTAATGCAGGTTATGCTTCGAAAGGCAAACGCCCTAGCCGCGAAGAAATGGCAAAGGTCAAAGCAACAGAGCCTAGAGGCTTTGCAGAGAAGTTAACAGAAAAGATAATGATGCCGGTTGAGGCTGATGCCTGGACTGTAAAGGCAGTTGCTCCAGCAGCTAGTGCAGCAGAAGCGGTTGCATTAGTTCAGGATGTATTAGGTGGCACAACTATTGATAAAGACATTCCTCGATGTCGCAATTGCCACGACCACAAGCCAATGGATTGGAAAACTGGAGTTAGTGCCAAAGGCAAGGCTTGGGGCAAGTTTGACTGTTATGTTTGTCGAGATGTGATTTGGTATAACATCACAAAGGATGGCACTTGGAAACCACAGGAGGTCAGAGCATGAGCGGTTTACAGTTTATGAACCAAGACGGTGAATGGGAGTCATTTCCTACAGATGATGAAATATATGCTAGGAAAAGACAGCGCGAGGCGATCCTTGATGCGATGCAGATTAGGATACTGTGTAACTTATGCAACGAGCCAGTAGCCAAAGAGGAATTAGCATTCTGGGTCGAGGGTCAAGCATTAACTTGGTCTTGCAAGAAATGCCACGCGGTTAATGACTCAAAGCCGCAAATATAGAGGCTTCCGCACAGAGCGGGTAGTCGCAGAATATCTGAAGCGCTGGTGGGATGGCGCTACGGTAGGTCGAGGTTCTGGGCGCGACATTCTCAATGTCCCGTTCGACTGCGAGGTTAAGGCGCGCACAGGACTCGATGTCTCAGGGACACTCCGCCAGATTGAAGCTAGGACAGCCAAGAGTGGGCTATTGGGGTTTGCTTGCTTTCGGCTTAATGGTCAAGGTGAGTCGCCACAGCATTATGTAGCGATGTTACGCCTTAGCGATCTGGTGGAGTTACTGATAGCCGCCGGTTATGAAAAACGCAAAGATGTAATAGTAGAAGGCGATATTAAACGCTGCCAGAATTGTGGAGAATGGACTATCAATGATCCCTGTAATTGGTGCGAGGATCAGTAATGCCGATCTATGAGTTTGAGTGTACTAATGATCGATGCGAAGCCAACCTTCGCTACGAAAAGGAGTTAAAAATAAATGAACCACACGATGTCGAATGCGGGTTCTGTCATGAACCAATGCGCAAGATTTATAGCTCTTTTGGTATTTCGTTTAAGGGGAATGGGTTTTACTCTACGGATAAATAGTTATGCACAACTGTGGATAACCTGTACAGATTACTATCGAACACGCTTACGCCACGCCCACTTTATACACATGCTTGACATGGCGAGTACACTCTTAGCAAGAGCCCATCAAGGGCTCAAGCCGCGCCTGAAAGGCGTAGCGCGGAAGGTTGCTAAAGTGTTAGTGGGAGTCCTATGTCTAGGCTTCGCCCAGCCAGCAGAGGCTCAATTAGATGCTAATAAATCTATTAGAGTATTAGCTGCATATCAGTTAACAGATGCTCAATATAAATGCCATAACGAGATTATCCATCGAGAGAGTCGATGGGATATAAATGCTATTGGTAATAAGACCGGCAAGAACCAGGTATACGGTTACTACCAAATAAAGTCTGAGCATATTAAAGGCAAGCCTTATGATGTTCAGTTCTGGGCTTATTGGTATTATGTAGCAAAGCGTTATGGAGTTACTCAGTATGATGAGCCTAACTATTGCAATGCACTACATCATCTTAAGACTAGAGGTTGGCAGTAATGGCAAAGCGC